CTCTACCCTCTCTAATTTTCTGAAGCCAGTCTTCGTATGATGTTTGGGGCCCGTTAGGCATGAACTATTACTGGGATGCTAACAATGTAGCTACGATTTGATTAAATAATTCCTCATCACGCTTTTTAGTAATCCGAACTTTTTTCCCAGCACTGGTCTTTGGGAGGTTTAATACATCTGAAAGAGCAAAATTATTAGATGGATATATGTTGAGTCCAGTCACCCCACCAAGCACGTTTGTTGTTGGTTCAACTCTAATCTCTTTCCCTTGCACTGTATAAGTACCAGATGGAATGTCTACTTGAGCTTCTTTTGCTTGGCTCACATCTGTTAAGACACGCTCTCTTGTTTTTCTTGCCGAAGCCCTCTTCTCAAGCCAATCACTTTTTTCAGCCGGGTCAGTAATTTGGTCAGCTTTTGCTTGGGTTTCTACATCAAACCTCTCCATTTCACGTTGTATCTCAGCGGTCATTGCAATAGTCTCTGGTACCTCTGGGTCTGGTGGTCGAGCCGCAAATTCAGCGGCGGCAGTACCCCAGCGTGTGGTTGGGCCAACGACAGCTTCTGGTGTGGGTGTGTAAGGCCCTTTTATTGGCTCTTTTGTAAGTTCATTATATAAATCTTCTAACTCACCTAGTGGGATACCATAGAGATCATGAGCCTCCTTTTGGGCCTTAGCTATGTCTTCTGGATTCCTCATGTTGGCTCCTGAGACCTCTCTATTAAAATGAGTTTCCGCTTCGATATCCTCATAACCGTGTATGTCTTTTAGCTCTTGGATTCTCCCTAAAAAAGTGGGCTTTTTCTCACCCCGTTCAGCCGCCAGTTGTGCTCTTATATTGACATTTGCTATTCTAATGTTTTGCTCGTCTAGCTTGTTGATAGCAATGTCTGCATCAATCTGTTTAACCATCTCTTCATTACCCTGATTGAGGGTTTTAAGTGATAGTAACTTTTCCCTAGCTTCCCCAAGTCTAAATACGGCCGTCATATTGGACGTTAATCTTTTCTGTAGATTAATATCACCAGAAATACCTCTCTGAGTTGTGGTAAGGGAGTTTACTGAATTTATTTGCTGTGCATCAGTAAGTATATATTGTCCAGCTCTCGGGTGACCGGGTTCAAACTTTGCAAAGATGAGTGCTCTGGCTGTGTCACCACTATTTTCCTCCGTTGCTAGAAAATTTGGATCGGAAGCGTTGGCTATTTGAGAACGCTGGTCAGCCCTTGTCTTATTAACTTCTATTGCTTTGTCATTTGTTAGTATTAAAGCATCAAGTCTTGTGTTGAAGCGTGCGTACTCATCAACATCCTTCATAGCCTTCAATCGGTTATTTAATTGTGGAAGGTCTTTACCCGCAATAATCCGATATTCAGTAAGATCATCATCAAACCTCTTTTGAATGCGCTCACTTTCTTTTCGATCCCATTCTTCAGTCCCTTCCCGTATACGCTGATTATACTCTGTTTCAAGGAGGGTCTTAGCATTTTCCAAATCAGTAACACTTTTCCTACCAGCACGCTCTTCTGCACGTTCTTCCCGTGCAATCTCTTGGGAGTTGAGTGTCTGCATTTTTAATAAGTCCAATGAATCGGACACTAATGTTTCCAACATCTGGCTCCTACGTGTGTCTTGTATGATCGGTCTCGATTCAGCTACATAGTCCCGACTTAAAATATCATCTCTTGCCATTATTTTTCTCCCCAAAGCATATCTAACAGGTCTTTGACTTCACCGCTTTGTTGTGCTTGATTCTCTAAAAACTTTGGTGCCTGTTGTAAAGATTTAACATTATTTTTCACTGACTTCCATCGTTGCTGGCACTTGCCACAGCCACGGTGTTTGTCTTTATACTTGTCGAGTACGAACTGTTTAAAACTATTTGTGTTCATCGCGGTCTTGCGTTACGCATATCATCTAAAAATGTGGTGCCTCCGTTACCAGTGCCTCCGTTACCATTGCCACCATTAACAATGTCTTGCGTACCAGTCGTTCCTACAGCGGCTCTTTGGTCGGCACATCTCTTTAGACATGCCTGATAGCGGACTGAATTCCCCCGAAATGCTTTGCACTTATCTTCACAGCTTGGCCCACCAACACCAGCACCATTACCATTACCGTTACCATTACCATTGCCACCCACTGGTTGACAATCCATAGTGAAATCGCCCGGAGCTCCAGAAGTACCCTCTACTCTCACACACTGTTCATTCGCTCCGCATGGGGGGTCACACACATTAACTCCATCACCATCATCACCATCAATTGGGGGACAATCACCTAGGTCTCCCACACAGGTTCCATCCTCACATTCCAGTAATCCCTGTTCTGTACATGATAAGGGAACGGTGGTGCCACAGCTCGCACCTACTGCGGTACATTCATCTGCTCCCATACCAGCGACAGAAATACATGTGTCAGTGTTGGGATCACATACCAAGTGTGTTTCACCATCACCATCCCCGCCAGTACATGCTTCACCTATTGTAGAACACGTATCTATGCCTTCACCCGCCGTCTCAGTGCATACACCATTTTGACACGATAAGTGTGTTGCTGTTTGACCACAGGGGCCACCTACTTCATAACAATCGTCTCGACCCTCATCAAGACATTCTTGACATGTTTTGGAAGGGCCAAAACATAAATCTGAACTATCAGCACAGGTGCCATCAGGACAGGTAACCTTGTCCTGTTCTTCACATGTCTTTATAGTACTACCTTCTTCTGGCTTAAATCCAGCTTGATACAGGCGGAGGGATTCTCTTCCAATGCCACTTAAATATTGTTGCATAATGTCTTCTGGGGCGAGTGCCTTCTTAAATCTTGCTTCCTCAAAGCCGATGAGGGCTTGCTCCCGTTCCATCTTAGCCTTTATGTCAGCTAGCTCTACATCGGAATAGCCAGCATCTTTGGCCGCTTGTAATTGTGCTTCTATTACATCTTCATTAGCCTGTGCCTGTTGCTGGGACTCAAAATTCTTGAGGACTTGTTGCACAAGGTCTTCTTGGCTTGCACGTCTGGCTTCTTCTGCCTCGGTTTCTGAGGCTTCAAGTTCACCGGCACGACCTAAAAATTTTTCTTGGAGCTGTGTGTATGCTTCTCCGGGCTGTCTACCAGCTTGTTGTAGAAATGGAGAGGTTGCCCCTGCTATAAAGCCCCGTGTTTGAGCGCCGCCGAGGCGTTCTTGAGCATACTGTTGCATAAGGCTCCCACGAAGACCTTCCTTCCCACTTACAAATTCTGTTCTAGATGCCTTTCTGCCAAGTCTTATTCTCTCAGCCGCTTCACCACCGAGAATCTCGGGAGCATCAATAATTTCCCCTGTCTCTGGGTCTTTTGTGGTAAACTCACCATACTTGGCTTCCAGCCGGTTGATCTCCTCATTGATCTGTTTACCTGTAAGGCCACCAATAACACTTCCGTGTTTAATGGTAGTGAATTGTAGATCATCTGGAAGCTTGTCATAATCTTCCTTGGACATGTCCTCACCGAACATGACCTTGCGCTGTCTACCCATTTCATCGATCTTCTGCTTGGCAATGCCGCCAAGTTCTTCAGCACCTTCTACACCATATTGAGCCTGAAGCTCGGCTTCTTTTTTTGTTTTCTGTGAAACTGAGAAGTTCCAGTCATCAACGATATTCTTGATCTGGGCTTTTTCCCAGTCGGGGAGTCGATCAAGGATAGCGTTGAACTGTTCACGCTGGAAAGGAATAATATATTTCTTAGCCGCATCAAGCGTAATACCATATTTATCGGCAATAGCTTTATGGGCGGCGTCCTGATCGTAGGTATTATTTTCCGGATCATACCCAAAAAGCTCGGCATACTGGCTAAAATCACTAAAGCCAGCGTCTTCTAAGAGAGAGGCTAGGTCAGTAGGTAAGTCTGCATCTGTAAGGCCACCGAGGAACTCCTGCATCCAAGGCGGATTTTCTTCACTCGGGGCTTGTGTATCTACACAACCATAAACCAGATCACCGGCAGAGCCCGTTTCCCCACCACCTATGACTACACATTCTTGCCCCTCTGGGCATCCATCTGTTCTACAATCAGCCATAATTAATTCCTAAGCAAAAATATCATAAATTTTATCTGGTCGAATCTCACCACCACCACCACCGAGTCCTTTCGTAAAGTCCATACTACCAAGTAGAGCCATGATTGGATAAGCTAACTGCCTAGCATAAGCAATAGATTCTGGGCCCACTTCCATTCCTAATCCCTCCGCTGTCGGGGTATATTCTTGCTCCAGCATACTTTTGAGTGTTCTTGTTTCTGTCTCTATTGCTCCAGCCTCTCTTCTAGCCGCCAATCTTTCGTCCCGTGCGGCTTCACCATTCTCTGGCTCCCTGTATTGAGCAATGGGGACTTCACCTGCACGCTCTTGTACAACCTCACGACCTGCTTTCTGAGCTTTGCCACCGGCGAATAAACTACCCGCTATAGTGGTGCCATACCTAGCCGCTTTACTTCCTTTCATAAGAGCATGAAAGGCTTTGAGACCCTTACCACCTAACCCCAAAGCACCACCACCATATGCCATAAGAGCAAGGCTTGCAAGTCCAATTGTCCAGTCTAATAATTTTTTATCTGCGGCTCCCCTTGCCTCCGTTGCGACCTGAACAGTTTTTTGTTTGGCAGTTTTGGCCACTTCTCCAACCCTGCCAAGCTCGGCTTCTATATCACCAGTCTCTTTTAAATATTGAAGTGTTGCCTGACCGCCACGTTCTTCCCGCTCCATTTCCATACTACGGACGAAGTGTTGCATCATTTCTTCTGTAATATCTTCTCCACCGTATATAGCCATAATAAAACTCCCTTACGTTAAACTTTCCCAATTATTGGATGTCTCTTCCTCAACAGGAAAGAACTCCGTGTAATACAACTTAGACCCCAGACGAAGGTACAGTCTGAGGTTCTTGCCCGGCACCCGTGAATATCGCCTCTCACCGTCAGCCATCTGGCTCACAGATGGTGGATGAGGAGAAATAGCAATGGGTGGCTGGGTACTATTCCTTAATTTTCTTTCTTCTCGTGTCAGTGGCATTAGCTTACCCTCTGGTATATTGGTCTGTATTCCACTGCCACATCATTGATCTGGACACCTTCTGAACTTCCAGTATCATTCGTAGCGTTCACGATCTTAAATCTTATACTCTGGCAGGATATAGGACTACTGGGCTTTGCCCGAACCTGTTTCCAGCCAGAACCCCCGCCAGCGAAGTCACCTGTAAGCTGGTTTGAAAAGCTAGTACCGCCGTCAGTATCATAAAATATGGGTTGTGTCTGGTCATTATCACTCTTATATGTTAGTGTTACACCATATATTTTCTTTTTCCTACCCGGTTCACCAAAGTCAATATCCTTTGTAGTGACTACGAACTTGTCCTCTCCCACAGAACGCATGGAATCTGTCCATTCTTTAATCTCGTAGGCATCAGATGTGGAGTTCCAAGTATTGCTTGTCTGTCCTTCCCATGCTGTGTCAGATGACCAATACAGGTCACCAGTAAGCAATGTCTGGTATACAGATGTAGTATTACTGTTCCAATCTACTACCATGTTGGCCCTATTATAGTTATCATCAAATGCTGATTGACCCTTGATCCACGACTGCGTCCTGAAATCATATATATATACATCTCCCGCATCAGCAAAGGCGTTCTTCAGGACAATGAGATAATAGCGCCTTGGGTTATACCCGATCAATGTATCACGTCTAAAGTAGGTCTGCCATGTAGATTCCTTGATCCTGTTGAATAAAAGATTTGTCACGTTTTGACCATCATATAGGTATACACCGAACTTGTTAACCCAGCACACACCAAACTCTGTCTTGGTAGAGGCATAAGGATGTTCAATCCCTACCAAGTCCTTAATATCCTCAACATACCAGTTGGATGGTGACGGAGAAGCGATATTAATGATATAGAGTTTCCGGTTCTTAAAGGCTAGTAATCGGTCTGAGAACTCTTCCAGCTTGGTAAACTCCTCAGCATCGCCCTTTACCACATCAATGAAGTAGCTTCTAGGGAACGTATCAAACTTACCGATAGGCGTATACATGATCCGGTCACGCATCTGAACAGTCTCACTGTCCTCATTTACCGTCTTCATGTTTGCCACAAAGGCACGTCTATTAGCCACTATGGCAGTTTTAAAGCCTTCACCAGTACCGGAAATGGTTAATTGTTCATTAGCGTCTTTATTAGCCGGGAAGCTATTAAGAATTTCATAAGTCTCAAGGGCTGGGGAAGGAACGATGACTGTATCCACTTTCATATTAATACCAGAGTCCACTACCCACGGAGAATATTCACCGCTTAGACTTCCCCTGACGCCATCTCGAAGGCTAATGTCCAACAGCAAAGCCCACGGATCAGAGGTGGTATTTATTCTAGTATAAATACGAGCACCGGATATCCTTGGATTAAAAGAACCTGCGGAATTAGCATCAGTTAAAGCGGCTCTTACATCTATATCAAGAGAATCCAGTGATGTGGCGGCAAAAGTATTGTTAGATGATGGTATGAAAAGGAATGATTCCTGATGGCCATCATATATAAAACTTGCGGCAATCTGATATGTCTCACTTGCCCACGTACCGGCTGGAGATGTGGGACTTTCAACCTTTAACTTGAATCCAGCTCCAGCTTCAGGATAATTTGAAGCGTGTATGTCACATTCCGTAGGTGGGGATAGAGTATTATTATCATCGTGCCAATCGTCAAAACCGTAAAATGTCAGAGATACATTATCAAGGTTGAATGCGGCATTGGTTGACGAGCCTGTAATTCCTATAGTAAAAGCACCAGCCGATGACTTGGTCTTGTAATATATACTTGTCGTAGCGTCTGACATGGTCAAATCTGTTGAAGTAGCGGCATGGGCTGTTGTGATAGAAGCCTGTAAAGTCGCCGAACTACCAAGATTTAATCCTGACATTGTATATGTAAACTTGTAGATGGCGTTGGGAATGGTCTCACCTATAGTCATCTCAGCCACTGCCTGAACTAAAGTGGCGGGGCTTGCATGGTGAGCATAGCTTGCATCTGTTGCATCCAGAGTCCACCCATTACCTCCTGTCCAATTAGAACTAAAATTGCCCGTATTGGCTAGGTGTTCCATTGATCCGGAGATGTCCTGAAAGGGACGACGATTGATGTAACCGTACCACTTATTCTGGATACTGGAACCGAATGCGGCGTCTGAGACCCTGAGAGCTTCATCGGCGAAATAAAATACACCCTGTGTCAATCTGGTAATTGTAACATCACCATCTTCATCGTCCTCGTCAGTAAGTACCCCGCTGTGATCCAAGGTTAATACAAGTTCGGAGACAGTTCTTACACGCAGACCGTTGAAATTGTTATTGGTCACATCAGTACAACCCGAGATTCCTATGATGTCACCTTTTCTAAACCCCTGAGTTATAAAATTAACTGAGCCGGCATCTGCTGTAATGGTGTCATAACCATCAGCATTGCCAGCAAAAGCCAGTTCATCTGAACTAAAAGCTCCCGAGGTGGATGCCGCACCCATATCAAATATCCCAGACTGAAAAGAATCACTACCAAGATCATAAAGATCAACCTCTCCAGTTTTAGAATCAATGACTCCCAACCAGTTCTCACCAGTATCTAGAGCCCTAGGGCCACGTTCATGATCGGACTCAAAAATAAAGGCGCCATAGCCGGGACAGATATGTCCAGCCGTCCCACTGGGAACATCAGTATGTGCGGTATCCCCACCCATGGGACGTATAGACTTCCTATCTTCCAGTATGATATTCTCTACGTCAGACATCTCGTTCTCACCAATGTCACGTGGATCGAGAGCTGAGTTTAGACCACCGGAGAAATCATTAATGTTATAAAACGCTTTAGGCATGCATTGCTCTCTTTACCCAACCATAATAATATTTTTCCAGCTCAGGCCTTGTAAGAGCCAGTCTGGCGTACTCCATGATCCGGTAAGCCCTTAACCTATCAGACTCCAGCCTAGCAGTCGCCTTGATGGTGTTAGGGCCTACCTTCCCATCTACTTTTATCTTGTCCTTATTCTTCCCGTTACAGGCACGTTGAAGTATCTTGGAGGACTTGGCTATACCCTGATTGACCACCATGTCAAAGTACTGGCCCTGTAGTTTGTCGGGCAACCTCTCAATCTTGGCGGGTAACCAGTAATCATCTTTGTACAGTTCCACAGCGTCATCCACTGTCAGGTTCTCAATGTCAACATTCGGATACGCCTTCTTGGAAATACCGTACTTGGTCTCCCCGCCGGGATCATCAGGGTCATTTACATAACCACCTTCCCGTTCAATAACTTTCTTTATCTCTTGATAAAACGGCATTATTTTTTCTTCATTACCTTTATGCCTGTCAAAACTTTCTTCACAGACGCCCAAATTAAGTCGTCCATTTTGCTCGGTGACATGGCGACGACTTTGTCTACCACCATCACGCCGATTGTAACTATTTGCCAATTCTCTACTACCCAGTCCATTATAGACCTCCCATTGTTTATTTATATAATATCCAAGCTGAAGGATCAGCGGTATTATCTTCCGGCTCTTTCGGGCTGACAATTTTGTCATTTTTATCATATCCTTCCCAACTGCATCCCTCATAGAAGAACATCACAAAAGCACAAACGAAACACATCCCAAGCACCGTTGCAAAAGTGTTCCCGAACTTCTGATTCCAATTCTCCATATCCTTAATATCTTTATTCATTTACACTCGCAATTCTCACATTCACAATTTTCACAATCACATTCATTAGTCATTTTAATTACACTTCCTATCGTTTTCTTATTCCAATTTTTTCCAATAAAGATTTATTCTCTTGTATAAGCTCTTCGTTATGATGCTCAATCTCTTCTACATGCTCTTTTTCCATCTGGTCTAGCCTCATCTGTATCCCTACTATCTCATCGTGTATCTGCGTTATCCTAGCCCCGTGGTCATCAAGTGTGCTACTGACTTTAAAATAAGAAGCCGTAAGCAAAACAGAAGCTGTGATAATCTGTATAAGCCACTTGATATTGATGTTGACATGAAGGCTATCATTGAGACTAGTCATTTCCCAAATACTACACTGCTAACCAGAGCAAGAACAGAGCCAAGAATAACACCAACAATCGAACCAAGCCCCCGAAGCCACGATACCTGCTTCGCAAGTTCAGATTGACGCACATCCATTCGTCCAAGATTTTCCTTAATCCATTCGACATCATTACGTACGACGGATAAATCAGATTTTAAACTTTCTCTCCACTCAGTCAATTCAGCATTGTTCATCAGTATCTTGCCCAACATAAGTCCAACCATCTGGAAAACTAGTTTTCACTTCTTGCTCCACGTCGTCCACGAAAATCCATTTTGTTTTAGGTGGCGTTGACACGTATAAATCAATAGAGTTATGAGTACTCCCCAGAACACGTGTGGTGCTACCTGTTTTACCGATACCAGTATCATGGCACCGACAACTGCAATCGCACACGCTGTCACTGGGTCTTTCATTAATCATTGCTTCTTAATCTCTCTACTTCTTTTTCAAGAGTATCAATTCTAAACACATTAGCCTGTATATCAGCCTGTAGTGCATACCACATACCTAGCAGGGATATAAGACCAGTCACAGCCGCCACCATAGTTTGGATTGACAACGTGAATTTTTTTTTAAGTATCTCCTCATCAGGCACAGGTAGTGTAGTAGGTAGTGGTGCTACCTTAGCCACAACCGGCTTAGGAGTAATCTTCTTCTGTAAAATTTGTTTCTGTAATAACCTGTCACGCTTTGACTTTTCTCTTTCAGACTGTGCTTCCTTAGCTTCCTCTAGCATGACCCCTGTTAAATCTTCTACTGTGACATACCCAGCGGCAACTAGAATCTCTCCCAACTTTCTATCATCACCATTAGACTGCTTATTAATAGCCTCATTAAGCTGTCGCTTAGTGATAATGTCAGCATCCATTAATAGACTGCCGAGCTTAGTCTTATGACCCATCGGTAAACTTGACCTCAAATACATCATGGTCATCAGTTCCTTTATACTCTATCTGAGTAATATCTGCTTCGCCACCGAAATGTTGAGCGATACCCTTTAGTGTGCCTATAGCCAAAGGAGCTAATCCATCCCTTGGGGACTCATAATGAATTTCAAAATGATTGTCTCCAAGCTTCTTTATTTCAAACGAGGGTGGAGCTAAGTTGGGTAACATCTCTGCTATCCTAACATGCATCTCATCCAGTCCCTCTACAAAGGTTTCAAAGTCGTGCCCAAATGCATTGAAGTAATCTCCATAACCTTTTGGCGCTACATCCGTTGCCCAATACACGCCAAACATCTCTAAGACGTCTGATGCCGGCACCCCCAATATCTCTGACGTAGCCCCAACAAGTGAGTATGTAACGGAATCATCATACCCTTCCATACTATCAAATACATCCTCTCCTACTCCAGAGGTTTCAAGTACTTGTTCCCATACCTCATCGCCAGCCTCTCTTGTGACTAAGGTTCGGATAGCTTCGTTAATCATTCCGTACATTACTTGTATTCCAATTCCATTGTGTATGATACTACAACATCTGTGGGCCAATCATCTGTTGCCCATCTCTGTTTAGAAAAAAACTCTCCATGACTATAGCTAAATGGAAGAATCCAATCTCTAGCATTATCAGGCCAAGGAACATAATATGTCTTATCCATTACATCACCCCCATTCATATCATCGTTCCACTTAATGATGTGACCAGTAAGAAAAACAGAATCAACAAAAGATGAATCCAGTTTCGTGACAGCATACCAGTAGCCGAGTTCCAAGCTGTCTGTACCATACGGGTAGAGTGTAGCATCTGATGTTATCCCAAAAGATGCTTCGCTTTCAACATATGAAGTATCATGGACTTGAACATAGAGCGTATCCCTTATCTCATAGATTTCGGGAATGTATACTATCTCTGGCTCTAATTGACATCCGAGAAGTATGAGTGGAAGAATCCATTTAAGCGGCTTTAGCAACTTTGGATTTTTTCTCTTTCTTCGGAGGAGGCATTACCTCACCGTTCTTAGGTGTGGCTTCAGCCTCAACATCTTCCAGTGCTCTTTTATATCCCATCAACTGATGTTGTTCAGCAGTTATCTCTGCCATCTGTTGAGGAATCTCTGCAAGTCTTGCATCTACCTGTTCTAGTGTTAGTACCATGTTATCTCCTATGAATTAAGCATTTTCCAATGCGGTTACTTTGGCTGAAAGTTCTTGGATTGCTTTGATAACGGGAGTCATAAAATTACCCTTAGACAAACTCTGTTCTCCTGTCTTACTATTGCTACAACCCCAAGCTGGAAACTTCGAATGATTATGAGAATCCATCGTAGTTTTTACTTCTTGTGCAACAAATCCATAGTTTAGTTTTTCTGTGTTTATACCCGTCTTTGTCATTCCTTCTTCCTTTAATTCCTCATCCCAATCTTCGTAGGCTCTCCACTTAAAAGTTACAGGACGAAGGTCATTAACAAAGGCAAGTCCCAAATCACAATCCTCAATATCTTTTTTTATCCTTTCATCTGAAGCATTTGCCCAAGAAGTGCTGTCGTTAGCAACATAAATTTTAGAAGTGTTGCTTGACCCTAAGTTAATTGTATTGCTGTCTCCAGACATTCCATATCCCAGACAAACAACATCAACTTTGTTCTCCGCATCCATGCTGGTACCCGTACCAATCAGAGTATTACGTGAACCAGTTTGTATTACATCACCTGCTTGATAACCAACACAGGTATTATTACGTCCCGATGTCTGGGCACTTAAAGCCTGATGTCCGATTGCTACATTTCTGATAGAATTATTTAGTGCGGCATCCATAGCATAATTACCAATACCAATATTTTCACTGGTCGCATCATTTGCCCAATCGCCACCACCTGAATTTCTACCAATAAATATATTGTTGCCTGAACCAGCGGAGGTAGTTTGTGTTCCAGCCGCCTGAGTAGCAGTCATAGCATTAACACCAATGGCAATATTATTAGAACCCGTGGTATGTTCATCCATCGCCCCTCTTCCGATGGCGATATTCTGCCCACCAGATGTGAGAACCGCAGCTGCACCTTCTCCGATGGCTACAATCTCATTTGCTGTTGTTACACCAGAACTCATAGCACCCGAACCTATTGCTACAATAGATGCACCTGTACTAATGGTCTTTCCTGCTTGATAACCAACGGCTGTATTTTTTCCAGAACCATCTGCCCCTTCATAATCTTCCAACGCCTGATAACCGATTGCAGTATTAAAATCTCCATCAACGCTACCCAATAAAGCACCATTACCAAATGATGTATTATAGTTACCAATAGTAATGGCAGTCCCAGAATTGTATCCAACAAAAGTATTTCCTGCCCCCTCTGTAAGGGCCGCTCCTGCCGACTTGCCAATTGCAACTGTGCCAGAAGCCTCATCAGCTCCATCCGTACTATCTAAAGCACCAGCTAAAGCACCACTACCAATAGCAACACAATCGTTTACTTGTTCTGTTCCAATAGCACCGCTCATAGCATTGTAACCAATCGCCACGTTATCGTCCGATTCGGTGGTACCTTGATATAATGCGTTATAACCTATGGCTACATTATTATCCGAAGTTGTAAGTGCCGTACCAGCCCCAAAGCCCAGCGCTGTATTTTTAGCTCCAGAAGTAACTGCGGCTCCTGCGGCCTTACCTACTGCTGTTAGACCAGAAGCACCGCCAACTAAAGCTCCGGCACCTGCTCCGCTACCTATTACAACACAATCAATAACTGAGGCTGTAGTCCAAGCACCACTCATAGCATTAAAACCTACTGCTACATTGTCGTTTGTTTCAGTCGTACCCTGATATAGTGCACGATAACCAACTGCTGTATTATGCTCTCCTGTAGTCACATCAGCACCAGCACCTTCTCCAAATAAAGAATTACCAGTACCTGCGGCTAAATCAACACCACAATCTTTACCAAATGCGGTATGTGATGTTCCCGTACCACTACCTACAGCATAAACCTCTGTAGCTGATACAAATAATGGAATGGTATTACCAGCACCGTCTGAGCACTGGTCAGGGGTAGCGCCGTCTGCCGCCCTTGCACCATTATCATTCGTCTTGAGCAAGCCTGTAAAAGTACTTGCTATTGTATTTCCTGATAAACTCGCCATAATTTAATCTCCTAAAGTTTCCTTGTTAAAACTCGCAACTTACCGCCCGAAACTATTTGACATGGTTGCGATAAAATCTTTAAACAATCTTTTGCCATTCACGTTGTTCATTATCCCATGTATCGTTAAGAGATATAGAGTTCCATAAATCTCTTGCGAGACGTGCCATTTGATGCACTGTCTGTGTGATACCTAATCTTGTACCTAAACGTGACATGACTTAAGGCCCTAAGTACAGGAATGCAGAACCAGAATCCAAAGCTACTGCTTTCCACCTACCATAGATCGTCATACCTTGTGGCATAGTTGTTCCATCAATAGCAACGCTACCTGATCCAGCTCCACCTTGAACATCCGTAGGCCAATCCGATTCAGCCGTTGTCGCATCACTGGAATCAAATACACTATCTTCTGAAAACTGTATTGCCACTACCACCATATTGTCCGGTGGTGTATATGTGCCTGTGCTAGATAAAAATGCAACACCTGCCTGACCCAGTGTGATGTTGCCCTGTTCTACAACAGTATATTTATGAGTATCCGCTGAAGAATCTGTTGCCATAATTTAATCTCCTTGTATTGTGTATGCCTTTCCGCCCGAGACCTCTGACATGGGCATATCTATCTAAACGTAAATGGGACGATGGCTCTCTGGCCACCTACCTTATCCCTGCCGGCTTCCTGACGGACTTTGGTTTCCCAAAGCCTCTGATACTTAACAGCCGATGCGGCACTAACCTCGTCCAATCTATCTTCAAAAAGTTTCCAGTTTACATAATTGACCAATGTTGGATGTAACGTGTCATCGATCTCTGGCACGTCTGAAAGGTTTTCAATCTTTCTTGGCTGGGCACTGTATTCAATGAGCAATCCATTACTCGTAGACTCGTCTATTGATTCAAGGGCATTCTTACTAGAAGTATTCTTGCTGGTAACAAGAGCGATCCTGTCACCCACAACATACCAAGACAGATAGTCCTCTGGATAGTTATAAGCCATTATTTTTCATCCACATTTACAATATTATAATAATTGGTCACTCTGGGAATATATCTGTAACTCCCGTCCGAGTCCTTATAGGACACGGAATAAATCTTATCTATCTGAAGGTCAGAGTTCCGATCTCCAATGTTGTACCAACGCTGATCCTCAACTGTGTCAATCTTCATACGTCTTCTTACGACCTTATACTTGCGTAGATCAAGGAGCGCATCATTAACAAGCGCTTTGACGTATGTTTCACCAGCATCGGGATGAACCATTCTAACCCTTGATAGTATTTCTTTAAATGTCATTGCGCTCTGGCTCCTCCCTGTTGACCATAAAGAGCGGTTAAACCCATCTGATAATCATTTTTCAAATTTGCTATAATGGGCGAGAGGAGCTCAATATCCTCATTGTTAGCCAGTAAGTACTCACCAGCCTTAACAGCTCCATAGAGCATCACAAGGTATTCAGCCTCATCAGGAAAGCCTGCAATCGAACCCCCGCTACTGGCGTCCACAGTGGGTGGGCTAGCATATACAACCTTCCCTACACTGGAACTGGAAACCGGTAGGATGATAACCTTCATAGTACCATCAGTCTGCGGCTCCGTGTAATATACGGGGTCTGTAGCCGTTGCATAGTTCATATCGTCCGGATCGGTAGCACGACCCCTTAATGCCGCAGGAATACGCCTACACGGCTGATCTATGGTACCATCGTTCCTATAGACCTTTAAAATCTTAAATGTGGTTAATGTGGTACCGCTATCAGGATCAAACGCTGAGGTCTCAGTTGCCACACTGTTAAGCATGTCCCGAGGCATGAGGTTTGTGATCTCCTTTGCCCCATTAGTCATCCACGTGTCCAGAAGTCCCTGAATACTAGCCAGTGTAGTACTGTCTATAGCCAGTAAGTTCTGAATCTGTACATCAAAGTTCTGGTATGCCATTAGTCTTCAATAATTAGAATTTCTAAGTCTACAGCCGCAGTATTAGCTCTTCCCCAATAATCACTATCAGCGGCACGAAACATAGCAAACTCACCGGCTTTCAACTTGCAGAAGTAATTAGTATCATTTTCGTCCGCAATCTCAACATAATTGCTTGAATCTAAATTTTTGATAAACATATATCCATAGGTTCCAATTGTAGCAACGGCAGTAATCTGTGTATTACTAGTAGCAATCTCTTGAATAGTTTTGTTAAGCGAATCTCCTGACACATCCACAAAAGTAGAAGTGTGCATACTCTCCTTAACACCACTCTTGCCGTACTCCAGTTGAGCTTCAATTCTTAGTTCGTTAGCCATTATTCTTGTTGCCCCCAATAATCTTTATAATGTTTAGAGAACCAAAGAGCCTCTTCATCATTATTCATTTGTATATATTCTCCGGTTTGTAGTGCGAAATCATAAGCATCATCCACTGTAAGAAGGGAAAGCATTGGTTGACCATTCACCTCTTCTCCCCTATCAACCACCCTAGGAATAACCAGATTATCAACCTGCATCATAAAATGAGACATGGGGCTAGGATCACCCTCTATAAATACTTCTTTGCCAAAGTTCAATGAACGATCTAAAATGCGCTGAACAAAGTTCTTATCTTTGTTTGCAAGAAGGATATTTTCAATAGATGGTTGCTTGGTCTGACCATTTTCCTGATGTAATTGCAAAGATGCCGAAGCCAAGAGGCTATCTATTCCTGAATGAACTCCTAAGCCATTAGCCATTATTTCTTCCTCGACATCCTTTTACGTCTCACAGGCTTGGCTTTTTTTCTCTTTTTTGTCTTTAGTGGCGGTCTTCCAACCTTCCTACCGTATGTTCCGGGGCCTTTTGGCATAGCTATTTCTCCTTATCTTTAACTACCTGATACCGCTTACTGGATATATCTTCAATATTCTCCAAGCGCTCATCTATGACTTTCAATTTCTCTAGAACCTGTTGATACTTATCCATAAAGTTTTGAGGATCATGAGCCATCTTCTCAAGTTTCTTTATCCTAGACGCTAGCTCGGCTTTTTTTAAAGCCATCTACAATCCTCTTATGGAACTTATCAGCCTTTGTCTTAGCCATAGCATTAACAGACTGTTCTATAGTTGTATGTTTGAAATCAATAAGGTCTCGTCTTATGGCTGGTGCCCAAGACGACTCCCTTACTACAGCATTAACTGTATATAGCCGAGGAGCGGCCCGTTGACCACACTCCTTGCAATAAAACCATCCTTCTGGATTGGGTTTCTCACAATGCATACATGTTTTCATAGAGGTGGAAGGGGGTTTGACCCCCCAGCCACCTGATCCTTATATCGGGATTCTAACCCCGAACTTCAGATTTTTTTCGTTAAGCTACGCTATGTCCCGCAACACTCGGTGAACGAGTGATCTTTAGGGCTTTCAAATAGACAGCACTATCGGCATTTTTACCTTGCACTATCATATAGGGCACAAGCACATCACCACTATCAAAAGTGAATGCCGCAGTTGTGGTAGGAGCCGCTAATGCTCCCGTCTTCATTGGCTGTGCAGAAATATGCTTATATGTAACTGCACCATCTGAATCTAGGTTAATTACGAACCTATGATTATGATTCGCCGCTGGATTGTCACCGGTATCCGTATAAGTACGTCCACCATCATTCAAAGCACTAGCGATAGATATCATATCAGCTTGCATGTTACCAAAAGCTACATAGTCAGTATACAGGGGGTCGCCACTAGCCGCCGCTAGAATACCACCATGTCCTGTTTCAAACTCTATACCCTTTCTCAGTCCCACTGCACAAGCGTCGTAATCAGTCCAGTCTACATTATTCCATGTTACATCAATAGTAGCGGTATGTGTACCAGCAACAATCTTGTTGCTTTTACTACCAAACTGACTACCACTGAAGACTATTTCAACTCCAGTGTTATCAGCAGTCTCGGCATCCATTTGCAGGTTTAATCCTGCTACTGTAGCGTTTGTATCTGTTGCAGGTACAGTTCCATCAACATTGGGAATAGTTCCCACTGCTGTGAAAGCACCTACGCAAGATGCTACACTTGGATATAAGTCGCCATCTGGCCCCGGCCAGAGAGCACCGAACTTATCTCCATCCGCATAAACATCAGTTGCTGAATTGCCAAAAGATGATAACACAGGTGGAGCACAGTTAATGTAGTCCCATTCGAAAATAGTTTCAGCTCTAGTTTTTCCATCATAGGAAGAACTATTTTGGTTTAATACATCAGCTCTCATAACAATCTCCTATTAAAGATCGGTAAAAGCATAAAGAGCATGAGTTTCAGGAATAGTGACCTCTAAACCGGCTTCGGTCATGATCATATCCTTTCTCAGGTCTTCATCTGCTTGTTGTACGTTCGTAATAACATGAGTGTCACGATTAACGCCATTACCAACCAAGGGTCGGTAGGCGCACTGACTCATATCAACCATGAGCAAGAAACCACTTGCAATACCTCTAAACAAAGGTTCTTTCACCAGTGACAATGAACCGTGAATGGTATCAATCTGCATCACACTGTGACCGAAAGACCCCTCACGTTGAATAACATCCATATTGTATCTCAATGGATAATCTTCGGAAGCACCAGCAGATTTTGTTACAAACCCTGTGGCCCCCATTTTATTCATATAAGTCACAACCGGCAAGCTGGCAAGGGCAAGTTTATCTGACTGTCCGCCACGAGCGGGGTCAAAAACAACCTGCAAGTCACCAAGTAACTGATCGTAGGTAAAAGATGTGCTAGCAAGCGTCATATGGTAAGGAGCACCTGAAGTATATGAAGCGGAACTAGCCGCCGTGGCATTCTTTAGAATGTGACCCACAATACCTTCAGTATACTGATAACCATCGACACGAGCACGGTGTGAGAAGAGCATAGCCCTCTCAATATCCACCTTATGTTCTCTGAGTTTCATTGCCCAGACTCGTTGCCATTCATCAGCATAACCACGATAATTCGTGGCTCTAGCTGTATTGGTTAACTCAGCGGCAGTCTTAAAGATTTGGGTGTACCCAAAATCGTCTTCTACTTCACTTGACCAAACATCAGGAGAACCGGAGCCCTCTTGAAACGATGTACCGATAACTTGACATTCGTCATTATCTTCCACATCGTTATAGTTTGTTCCGTCATTAGCGGAGTTAGAAAGAGCGACACACTTGGCTTCAATGCTAGTATTCGTACTACCATGCGAAACAGTCTCAACTCTAAAAATGATATGAGACTGTGCGGTTTGATCTGCTTCAAGTGCAAAGACCATGCCCTTGACCAACCATTTGATCGGTGAGCTTGAACCGTCATCTACGTTAAGATCATGTTTTGATCCCACTGTCACATCACTGGCAGTAGTAGTCTGAATGTTAAAGTTCCGACTCGTCCAATCAATCCTTGACCTGTCTTCCAAAAATCGGAATACAGAATCATCGGTTGGTACCTTGGACATTTTGCTGAGGTAAACAAAGAATGGAGATTCCTCTGGGGACAATTCCGCTACCCGGTCGCTAAAATCGTATAGTCGTCTGGTATCTGGGGCAGTTCCTACACTTGTAAGAGTACCTGAACCAGCGGCTGACGTTGAAGCTTTACCCGGATCGAAAGACCTTGTTTGGCCTACGTTTATTGCCATTATTTATCTCCGTATTACATTAAGGCAATCTCCGTGCGTTTGATGCGTTCATGATCCCGTCCCATACCTGATCCTTTTCGGACTTCGGTCTTGGGGCTTGACCCTGAACAATACCAGCACTTCTTGGAGATTGCTTGTTTGCTCGAACAATATCTAAAGACGAAGAAGGCTTCGACCTATCCTCACTTCCATTTGTCTTTAAATACACATCAACAAGCGCCTCGAATGGTAAATCCTCTTTAGGAGTAGAATAAAACTGTACAAAATCATCAACCATATTGTCGTTGAAATTATAGTTCTCTTTCAAATCCCTTTTAAGGTCATTCATAAACACTTGTTCTTTAACAGCACCCATCTGCTGTTGAACCCCACGATTCACCGCTTTCTGCATCTCCTTCTGGACATGCTGATAAGACTCGGAACGGGGGTCGAAAAAGGCCTTCCAAGGGCTAAACTCGTCTTCAGATATCTTTTTCTGCTGTGCCGTTGCTGGCTGTCCACCGACAATCGCTGTCTGGAGCGTTTGCACCAGATCAGGTCTGCTCTCCAACAGTTCTATGAGTGGCTCATATTTTCCCATTTCCTTGTTTTTAGCGACCTCACGGTCGTACATGGACTGGAACTTTCTGGCCTCTGTGTCATAGTCTGAACTTGAAAAGTCAGTTTCTCCTGTCTCATCACCAGCGTACTGATAATCAGAACCTGTGTCGGCAACCTGCCCGGCATTCACGTCTGTGATTCCCGAATACTCAGTTGCTTCTTGTGTAGTTGCCTCTGCCATAATTCACCTCCTAGATGTTTTTGGACTTTGGGCGGAACCCCTTACGGATTTCCCACACCAAAACGTCACCTTTAGTGACCGGCTCGGCGCCCATTTTGAGGGCTCCCTTTCTTGCCTGTTGTTAATCTCCGCCAATACTTTTTACCGCATCTTTAATGTCACGCTCACCGAGCTTGACAGCGGTATCCATTTTGGCAGATTTTACTTTCCTGTCTGCTTCACCTCTGGAAGAAATGTCAGACAGCTTACTCTTAAGTTTTGCTACTTCAACACGCATACGGTCATGTACAGACTCACGTCTAGCGGTCTGTAGGTCTCCTTCAAGTTCTTGAACCTGACCTTGTAGACCCTGTATCTGCGCCTCGTAGCGATCATAATCATTTAATCTTTGCATAATTCCAGCCTTGTCAAATATTTCTGGGTTCTTGGCTAGTACTTCCATCCTGTCAACGAGACCAAGTTGAAAGGCCTGTAGATATACATCGTAGATAGCCCACTTACTTTCGGGAAGTGTAGAGCCGGGCTGTATGCGTACATCATGCTGACCTATATTCAATCTGTCTTTATAGATATCATTGACCGCATTGCCCACATCATCATACAAGTTGACAGAGATACCCGGTTCATCATTGTTTGGTTGAGCAAGGGTAAAAACTTTTTTATAGGTATAGTGGCCTTTAGCAAGACCATACAGTACCCGTCCCAACCTGTTAATACTAAATTCTATGTCCCTGAGCTTTGATTTTGGTCTTTCTGACCCTAGGGCAATCATACGTTCTGTGCCCCGTACTGTTTCCGGTGCCTTGTCCGGTACCCCATGCATCATCTCCGGAACTCCAAATGAAAAGTCTATATAGAACTCACATTGCTGGATCAACCGGTAGAACTCTCCCGCAAGAGGTTGTGGTGCCGGATAGTGTGGCTCTCCCTGTGTGGTATCCACTTCAATGACAGCATTGGGGTTTGACCAGTCCCGCTCAAGGTCTTCTATGTTAGGAACTGATCCCATAGGTACAATAAGCTTCAATCCGGCTGACGCCTGTGCATGTGACAGTGCCAGAGACCAGAGCTTATTCAAAAGCCTTTGCATGGGTCTCGCACGAGAAACATCTGATTTGGGATAGGGTGTCTCAGTCCAGATATTGGGGACTGGAACGATAGGATACATGTCTATGTTGAGTACTTTTTCATATAGTACCACCTCTCCAAGGGACGCTGATACAGCTACTCTAGGCTGTTGTATCTCCTCAAATTCCAAAAACCCACGCTCAAAAGCACCGGGGTTCTCTTCCAGTAATACTGAAAAAGCCTCTTCATCCATAATACTCTCTTGACCTGTCTGTGAATCCACCACACGATAAAAAGGTACTGTAATAGGATAAAACCGCTCTAGAATCTGGTATTTTTCCTGTCCCCACCAGTTCTTATCCTTGGTCTCTGCCGGAGTAAACGCACGAATAGAATTTTGCAAGGTAGATTCTGGATAGTCTTCTTCCAGAACAGTGGAAAGGTCATGAATAAGACCGGGTATCATCTCACCAGTCTCTGGATCAACCTGATCGCCTAATTGCGGGTAGAGGTTAACGACTTGCTCACCAGTCAGTATAGTAGATAATATGATGCCATCAGCATCAGTAAACCACCTGTCCCGACAATCAGGTGGAACATAAACACGAAACGGATTGACGTATGTGAACTTGACGTCACCTCTACCAAAATCTGCGTTGTTATCAACATAAGCATACAAATACCCAAGACCTGTGACAGTATAGTCATGGATAGCCTGTTTCATCTGAGCATCACCATCAGAGACATCCCAGACATAACCCAGTATTGTTCGCCATATCTGAGATACTTGAGAATCTGAGTCTTCACGTGGAATAACTGTAAACACTGGAGGTTTAGCTGTGAGCATACTTTTAAACTTCTCAACAGCCGGTGCAACCCTGTCCATAGGAATATCAGCTTGATTACGACTTGACAAGTCTGAGGACTCACCAGCGGTAAAATGATTACCAAGAAAGAAATCCACGTCCTTTCTGGCTTCATCTTCCCAGTCTTTGCGAGCATCACGCCACCGGCGATAAAGCTCCTGATTTTCCTTTGCTCTTGGGTCTAGCTCTATGGGCATTAATAAGTTTTGTTCATATCCCCGAAGGACTGATAACGAAGAGGTAGGTTAGATTGAGAAATATTTGACTGTTTCTTGGCCCCTTGTATTTGCGGGTTTTGAGGAAAGTTTCCCTTGGGGAGCTTATTCTTGTTCATTTCCAGTATGACATCCAATATGATATTCATCTTTTCTTGCTTGTCACCAGTAAAACTAATATCATATTCCTTTTCCAACATATCCATGGTATCCTCTGGTTCCGTGTCCCGAACCTCAGATACACATTGCACAATTTCTCTGGGTGTCTTATTCCCTTCCAAACACCCCTCAGTTCGTGCTATCTGTAAAAGTTTTGATTTTCCTTCGGGGGTTTCCACATTCACGCCTGATGGCTGTGGAATACTGAGCGGTACCTGTGTCTCTTGTTGGGTAAACCCCATTAAGGGTTCAGCGAAGGGACTTGTCTTACGAGGGTCTCCAAGCATGGCCTTAGATAATTTTCTAACATCCTGAACAACATCCGTTGGAGCTTCATATTGATCCACATCCAGAAAACTCCGGCTCAGACCCATAGGAGACACCATTGTCTCTAATTCGTCACGCTTAGGAATACGCCCTCCTTGAAGGCCGTAGACCTGTTCTGCCATTCTTATTTTTGAGCTAAAATTCCCAATAGCCACTTCGTATACTTAGAGTCCTATAAACTAAAAAAAGTTAAATAAAATATTAAACAGTAAGTAGCGGCGTAAATATACACCGCTCGTCGCTAAAATGTCAAGAAGTAATTCTTGCGCCGGTAAGCCAGTTATAAGCTTTAGTAAACTTAAAATCCCGCCCTGACTCTTCCGGCGAAAGGTCAGATACGTCCATAGCCCCGCTTCTTGGGGCTTGTGAGAAATAGTCGGCGTAGTACAGGGCATCCATGATATCATCATGCTTGGGTACAGGATGCTCAAAGAACTCATCCACTATCTCAGTCATGTCTCTCCGAATGTACAGCTTCCCACTATTGACCACTGGCCCTAGTGCTGTTTCCAGCCTGTCAGCTTTTTTAATGCCGGGAGGCGGCTTTGCACCCTTAAATATGCCGGGGATAAGCCTTCTATCCTTTGCGCTTATCCTCGTAACCATATCCCTCACCATCTCCTGTGCCGCTACCGTCTCGATTGTTACCCTTCTCATAGGGCGATATTTTTGTGCCATAGCTAGAATCCGCTCTGGCATATCAAATGTAGGTATGCGATCCCTGAAATACTCTATAACATAACGATTTTTATCAGAGTCCACACCCAGTACCAGTATAACCTGATAATCAGAAGTCTTCGTGGCTGTGTGTGCAAGGTCTACACCCATATAGGTATGTATGGGAATAGCCTTATTACCATCCATTAAATAGCCGAAGTTGCCATGACGCTCAAATTTTAAGCTGTGATGCTTGATCTTGTCGGTTTTGAAAGAGGCGTTGGAGATATCACGAGCATCGTTCATATACTCCTGAGCAAACTTGTTGACAAGTCCAGCCTCTATGAACTCCTGACGCTTCCTCTCTAGCTTCTTGTAAGAGAACTGATCCTTCCAGATAGGCTTTCCCTCTTCCATAGCTCGCTTGAATGTTACATCCCATGGATACTTACGTCCTGTCTTCAATGCTTCCTCAGAACCTTCGTATATCA